CGTTGATTTTGCTTCTAAGAAAATCAGCTAAAAGTTTTAAAAATCCAGCCCTTTCTAAAATGAGAAATATTATAACCACTGATGCTGGAATTGAGATATCTTTTATTATCATTAGGATTTGTGTGTCCATAGTTTTAGATGTTTTTTAGCATTTCGAATAAGATTTGACCTCGTTTGGTGTTTTTTTTGGTGTATGAAATATATACAGCACCAGGGGCACCTCCGCCTCCTCTGGAGGAACCATAACCACCTCCGCCACCACCACCAAATGCACCGCCACCGCCGCCGAATCCACCACCAGCACCATTATAACCATTTTGTCCCCCATAACCAGAATAAGAACCACCACCGGCGCCACCTACGCCTGGAGGGTCAACAACACGCGACCGACCACTACCACCACCGCCTCCACCGCCTAATAAACCACCGTATCCACCATCAATACCAGGAGAGTTGCCACCATTTTGCATTGTCCCAGCTCCGCCGCCACCACCACCAGCTCCAGTACCACCACTATATACAACATCACCAACACCACCGCCGCCAGCGCCACTATAACCAAAACCACCATAAGCAACAACCGTTGATTCGCTTATAAAATAACTTTTACCGCCATCATAACCAAGATTAACACCACCAGCACCAACAACAACTGTATAACTGTTGCCAGGTGTAACAGGGATATCGTATTTTCTAGCATAACCACCACCACCGCCACTGTGTCCACTACCATCTCCACCACCGCCACCTCCCCAACATTCAGCGGTTACTTTTGTAACACCAATTGGACAGGTCCAGTTGTAAGTCCCAGGGGTGGTGTAAATATCTGTTGGGTCTAGACCATCTAAACAATGAAAGTGAGTATATTCTCCTTTATCAACAGCAAATCCCCAACCCTTAACTATATCTTTAGTTAGTTTTGCTTTCTTAAAACCATATTTGAATTTCAAATAGGTTAAGATTATTAAATTTCTTGGATTGAGGTATTTGCTTAATTTTTCCATTTTAAATTACGTCCCAGTAATTCGCTGACCTTTTTATTAGAAGTGCGGTTGCTTTTGACAATAAAACACCACTCGTGTTATCGCTAAAATCTAGCGTTACACCGCTTGCGGCTTGAAGTGCCGTAGTTGCTGTTCCACCATTTTTAATAAGAATCACAGAGCCGATTGGAAAATTAACAGAAGAATCATTTGGAACTGTAACGATGCTACTTGAATTGCTTGTCATTAAGACAACTTTACCAACATCTGATAATTGAAGCGTATAAGAGGTCCCTGATTGTGTATTGTATGCAATAGTTGAAAAGAAAGCATTATTTTCAACGTGTTTGCGAATATAACCATTTGTTCCATCATCTTTGTCTTTAATAGAAGTTTCGCCAACCCTATGATAAACAGAACAAATAACAAAATCTCTTGGGTTTGGATTTGGAATCTGTGGTGAAGCGGATTCTGCCCCTTGTCTTATCGCTAAAACAGAATTAACAGAATCATAAACCAAAAGGTCAATTCTTGGATTAGATGTTGGGGCTGTAAATGTTGGAGAATTCCCGCCAGGAAAATCTAAAACCAAAACAGGAGAAACTAGTAGGAATGGTTGAACATATAAAGTCATATTAGGAGTTGCTTGCTGGTGGACTCTTACTGCGTATACTCTTGGAGAAGCGGATAAAGCGGGTTTATCCAATTTAACAGTTCCGGCAATTGATTCTGATGCAGAACCAACGGCACCACTTACAACCTCATCAACATATTTTTTGTTAGCCGCTTGTTGTAAAGACAATGGGTTGGTATTTGGTAAAATAGGGAAATTTAAAAAAGTTTTGATACCACCAATTATTTCATCTGAGTTTTTATCAACAAAACTTTCTAAAAAGTGCGTATTTGTGACTATTTGAACTTTTGAACCGGCTGGGTGTGCAAATACAAGGTTATCATTTCTTGTAAATGAATTATCTTTAAAAGATAGCCCCCTTGTTATTCCGGTGAATTTCTTGTTGGTAACATCTATTCCAGTAAATTTTATATATTCGGCTCTCGGCGTTTCTCCCTCAATAAGGAGAAATCCGACGCCACCAGTTTTTTCAAAATCGTTAATTGATATAGTTTCACCGCTTGGTAAATCCAAAGACTCAACAAAAATTTCTGTTTCAGAGCCACCCTGTGAAAGAGATTGTTTTAAAGTTGTTTCATAAGCATTTGGTATCATATAACTAAGTGTTTAGGAATTGATTTGACGACTTTTGGTGAGAAACCAATGTTTTGTATTGCCCATTTATCATTAAATCCACTTGATGAAATTTCTACTTGAACATTTATAAATCCGAAACTTAGAGGTAGGTCTATGTAAACTCTGAAAAAACCTATTTCTTTATTGCTGCCAGAGCCCCAACCAAACGGTAAAACGCCCCATTCTTCTTCACCCCACAAAGGAGAACCACCAATATCAAAGTTTACATAATCAGCATCTCCTCTTATTTCTCTTTCAAAGAACCCCAATTTACCAGAATCATTATACAATAATTTTACTTTTAACTTTGTTGTTTTTGAAATATATCCGCTTATTAAAATTTTATCACATTGCTTAGGAAAAGCAACATCGCCAAAATGAAATCTTTTAGTTTTTATTCTGCTAACATAACTTATGCCGCTATCTGAATAATCATTTTCATCAAACGCTAAATTAATAACAGTATCGGAAGCAAAAAGAAGTTTATCATTGTAAATAGTCCAATCATTTACTGACCAACCAGTAAAGAAAGAAAATGAATTTTTTAAAACATCATAAACAATTACACCAGATTGAATTTCTGGGTTTTTAGTTTTAAGTGATAAAAGGATTTTTTTATCAAAATAAATTGCCCTTGATTGGTTTAAGTCAAAGTTCTTTAAGAAATTATTAATTTTGGTAGAAAGAATATTAAAAGCCAAAGATGTATTGCCACCAGTTGTAATTCCATCTATTCTAGTAATAAAACCATCGGGTGTAATTCCATAAATTGAGTTATAAATCTTTACTGTTGATTTGTTATTAATTACACCAATACCTTTTCCAGAAATAATCGGTCTAATTGAAACAAGTTTTGAATCAAGTGAAGCGTTAGTAATAAATTCAAATCTTTGAAATGTGTCTCTTTTTGTAATTAAAAGATAGTCAACTAAGTCAATAATGTTGGTTATTGCACCTTCGCCGTCAGCAACATACTCAAAACCACCGCCAACAATTCCAGCGCCACCAAAGTTTTCAGGACTATTGATTTGAGAATAATTTATTTTTGTTTCATTATTTTGGCTGTTGGCAACAAAAAGCCTCCTTTGGTTAACAACCCAAATTTCACCGCTTGGCATTCCAGAAACCTGAGTGGCACACATTGAAACCGCTGAATTTGCTTTAACTGCTGGTGCAGTTTGTCCACTTGCTAAAACCAAATTATTTCCACTAATTGAAGTGTAATCTCTTGTGTATGTATTCCCCGTTTGAGAATCTTTAATTACTATCTTTCCACCGCCAGCAGGAAACCTCGAAGCATCCTTTAACGGAATTGATGTTTCTGAACCACTTAAATCAGAGGCAACATAATCTAATGTAAGATACCAGCGAACTGGTGTGTCTTTAAGATTTCCACCATAAAACCTATCGTTAGAATAGCCAGCAAACCAAACAACGCCGTTAAAATCCAAATCAGGTGTTAAATTAAATGTTTGATTTAATTTGAGAAAAAATTTATTTACAGGGTCATAGATATAAATATCTGTTCCAGCAACAACCAACAAAAACTCCGCCTTATCTGATGCGGTTAAGGTAAATAATCTTTTTATTGATGCACTATTATTAGGAGAATCAGCAAATTTAGATGAACCAGACCTATTGGCAATTAAAGCGTTATCGTAAACAACATTTAAAGCCTCTGTAAGCTCGTTGTCTTTTATAACCTCTGGGTCATCGTTGGTATTAAGTCCGCCAAATGCAAAGTTGTTGTAAACAACATAATCTAATTCTCCACGATTTATTTCCATAATTACAGCCTAGAAAATTTAACCCGACCGAAGTGTTGTGTTCTTTCTTGCGGATAAAGTTTCCCATATTGCTTTTGAAAATCAATCTCTTCTGCCTTGAAAACGGTCATAAATTCTGTATCTTTCTTTAATTGAGGTGAAAGTAAATATGTTGCTCTTAAAGCAATTAAATTAACAATTTGAGGAACAAGGTCTCCGGCCGGAAATTCGTCTGATTCTGAAGCAAAATTGTAAACATCATTTCCACTACCACCCTTGCCTTTGTAATTAGAAAGATAGGTTACTATTAATTTATCAGGAGTTGCTAATCTTAAATTATCAATTCTTACATTAACAGCGTTAGTAAAGCCAGTTGATTCATTAAAATCAATTCTAAACCAAGTAATGTTTGAATTATCGGGAATTCCAATTTTTATTATATTATTTAAATCCCAAACAATTTTATTCCAACCAACTTGAAACGGTAAATTGTCCTCCTGGGTAGTAGCCGTAATTTTATTGTAGTTTGAAAAATCTGTTCCAAAGTTAAAGTCCAAAGAATCAAAATTGGTGTTTGGTAAATAAATATCGGCTTTAATTAAAGAGTCTTTAATATAAGATTTCCAATTAAAACTAACATTTGATTTTAAAAGAGATGCTCTTGATGCGGGAGAATTTCCCGCTTGAATATTAAAAATAATTGAAGCGTTACCTTCTTGTTTCTCGACCAAATCAAGATTTAAATCAATGCCATCATCTAATAAATTAAAATTACTTAAAGAATCACAATTTTCAAAAACTGTTTTTCCTGCTCTTAGGTTTGGTGCGTGAATAATAATATACTTCACACCATCAATAATAGTTACACCATACCTTCTTTTTGTTTGCGGTTCACCAAGCGTTGGAATAATATCATACAAAGAGTCAAAGTAATAGAATTTATTTTGTTCTGTATTATAATTTTCATCTTTGTATCTTACAGAAAGAATTTCTCTAAAATCATTTTTTGCTCTATAAAAATAATCGCTGGAATCAAATAAAATTTCTTGTGTTCTTTTATCTGTTGGTAATCCTAATCTAAGTTGATAATAATCAATGGCTCTGTTAATGGCCCTTATTTTCATTGAATTATCAGCCGAGCCATTTGTATAATGTTGTAAATAATCATTAATTTGGTCTAAAATTTCACTTATTTTCATCTTTCTTTGTATTTTCTAAATTTTGACCGCTAACATCAATCAATTCTACAGAAGGAAATATTCCTTTTTTATCATACACTAAAATAGGATTAAAATCTATTTTGTGTTTTAAAACCAGTTCTTTGTATTCTTTTAAAAAATCATCAATTCTCTTTTTTAAAAGCAAATCCTCCATTTTTTGCGATTTATTTTTTTTACCCAATTGCCACATATTCAATGTTAATTGTTGATGACGGTGCGGTAGCAAAAGTTATTGAAAAACCAGTATTAGAAACTGCTGTTAAGTAATAAACGGAATTAATCTTGTTGTTAATAGAAACAACGGGAACTGTTCCGCCGGAAAAAGAAACCGGAAAATCAACATTATAACTACCAACACCATTAGATGTTTGAAACGAACCTTTTATTATTTTTGATCCTAATCCAGATTGTGTATTAAAACTCATTGATTTGTTATTGATTTGTTATTTGCTTAAAGACCTTTATATATTCAGGGCGAAGTCTTTTTTCCATCACCCTTAATTCTTTTTCTAAATTTTTTAGTTCCTTCTCTTTTAAGTATAATTCATTTCTGAATTCAACAAAACCTGTTAACTGCTCGTTCATTTCATCAATTTTTACTTGTTTTTCTTCTATATCTAATTCTAATTCTTTTTTATTATTTTTCAAATCAATGATTTCTGATTTAATTCTTTCGTATTCTGCTTGTTTTTCAGCAATAGTTTTTTCTATAAATTTAATTTGTTGTTCTTTTAGCTCTGAAGTTGATAATTTTACTTCTTTATCAGAAATCACAGAATCCAAAAACTCAATATATTTCTCTTTCTCATTAATTTTTTCAATTAACTCGTTAATTGATTTTTCAAGAGACTCTTTGATTAGGGAAAGGGAATTAACTAAATCATTTAACTCGGAGTATTTTTTTTGGTATTCAATTATCTCTTTTTCTTTCTCTTTTATATCATTCTCAATTGAAAGTAGTACCTCTTTCTCTCTATCAGACTTAATTTTTATTTCTTCTAAAATTTGCGAAGAAATAATTTTAAGTTCTTTTTTCTTGTCCTCGATTAAAGAATTAAGCCTGTCAATTTCAGAATTCAGACTTTTTATTTGATTGGAAAGAGACACAACATCTCTTAAGATGTTTTCCATATTAGTTAATTCCCATTCCAACAGAAACCTTAATTGATGAACCTGTATTAGAAGTGCCAACCCCCCTAGCTGTTATCTTAAAAGCAATTGCTCTTGAAATTCCTATATCTTCAACAACCCCTGAAGGAGAAGATGAATTTAAAATACTTGGTCTATTCATTAATTCACCAGTAGAAGCATCTTTTACTGGAACCTGAAACCATTTTAAATTTCCAGAATCATCTTTTTCTCCTGTGGCAAAGTAATATCTCAACTCAATAGAGCTTAAAGAACCAAGAGAAAATTCAGAAAAAATGCTAAGCTGGGTATTGCCAACGATATAATTAGAATCATCAATTATCAAAACATTGGATTCTGAAGCGGTAGGAATCGGGGATATTGTTCCGCCAAATTTTATATCAATCTGCGGTAAAAAACCTCTCATTTATTTTTTGATTTATTTTTTTGACCTTTGGGTTTAGTTTCATTGTCACTGTTTTCTGATTTGCTTACATCAGACATTTCTTCATTTTTTTCTTCTGATTTTTCTTCTGAAGTTTCTTTGCCAACAACATCTAGCATTCCAGGATATTTTTCAAATAAATAAATAGCATCAGAATCTTTTATTTCGGAAATTTTACCATCAAAAAATTCATAGACATTCCCAAAACCTAAATCAACCCTAAACGTGTATTTTGCCCTTACTTTCATTTTGATTCGAAAAACATTAATGACCTTTTGCCCACTTCTACTTTTTCTCAAAAAGAGAAGTGGAAAGAGAAAAAGGCAAAATTAGCTATTAGATTAACCAGTGTAAGTGCTACTATCACCCTTTGAGCCAAAAACATTTCTCCAGTCAATCCAACCAACTTTTTGTTCGAATTTCACACGATATTCGTAAACATCGTTATCAGTTTCTGCGGGTGTTCTCACACGGGTAATAATTGGCAAGAATTCAACAGCTACTAAACCAGTACCAAATTGAGAACTTCTGTTTTGCGTATCAATGAGGAACCAAGCCGTATTAGAACCACCATTGGAAGAAAGCAAATGAGGAGCTGTAAATACATCAGCAATCAATCCCTTAAAGAGGTTAACATTGTTGTTTGATGTATCGATTTTATATTCACTCATTGCCAATTCCAAAGCAGTCCTAACATAGGTTCCATAAGGAGGAACAATAATACTAAAACGACCACCCAACATTGGCATTGGTTTTCCAACATCATCAACGAGTTGAGCCATTACAGTCTTTGCTGACCATAAAGCGTTATCAGAGAAAGGAACCTGAGCGTTTGCTCCAGTAAAGGTATTAGCCTGAGATGCTCCACCATCAACTCTTGCGTGCTGGGTGGAAATTAATGGTTCATTTAAACCATCAACATTTCCACGAGCAAAAATATCATTTCTGTTGTAAGAAGATGGTGTAGTAAAGGCTAAGTTAAAGATAGACCAATACTGGGCATAAATTTGGTTTTCTAAATCTCTAAGAACCTTTCCTGCTTTATCTAAGAAGCTAGCATAAGCAGGGTTTGTTCTTTGAGCGAACTCTTCCTCGAGTTCAGCAACGCCAGCAAATTGTTCACCAGCGGCAACTCTTGTTCTATAACCAACCAAATCGTTGGTTAATGGGTAGTTGCCCCCTGGTCTCCTTCGACCTATTGGTTTTACACCAGTGGTGTAAATAAATTCAGCCTCTTCCTCATTGTGTTTTGTTAATTTGGTAAATAGAGTTTCAGCTGTTGGATTTGTATCTACTAAGTTATATCCCTTTAAGGTGGAAAGCTGTTTTTGGGATTGGTCTTCTAAAACAGCAATGTCTTTATAAACGCCTTTAAGGAATATAGCCTTTGAAGTTCCGTAATCCATAACATTTAAATTAAGATATACGACCAATTCAACCGATTCAGTAATAACATTGTGCAGTGTTTAAGAAAAAGTAGCCAAAATTAAACTGTTTTTTGGAATCTACCAACAACTTTGGTAGTAGAATTCCCGGATTTTCCATAAGAAATGAAAAGTTTTGGAGAATCAGTGCCACCAACAACAATATAAGAGTCTTCTGCTAAAGTATCAGCATTTGCTCCGTTAAATTCACCAACACCATCAGAACCAGTAGTTGTTCCAAGAGCGGCATCTACATCTGCTTCAAAAAGCATATCGTATTTTGCCGGAACATAAAGAACACCAATTTTATTAGTTGTGGTGTTGTTTGATGCCGTTGTAATTGTTTCCACTGGTTTACCAGTAGCATCTCTTACAATATTTCTATCTGGATAGACAATAGCAGAAACGACACCAAGGGCTGGAGTTGAACCATCGCCAGCAACAGCATATTTAGAATTAGAGGCTGTTCCGTTTGGTGAAATATAAGAACCAACTAATACAGTTTGAGAGTTATCCAAAACGATAAACTCTAAAGCATTAGTATCTATCTTTTTTAAAGGACGAAACATAATTTTGTAATATCAATCTACCGACCCTAGTAAGACCACCCTTCGCCAAATTTAGTCTTATTAAGGTATTTTTCAGCCTCCTCAGGAGTAATTCCTAATCTTTGTGCTAATTCTTGAGCTTCAGTAGAAAATTGCTTTTGCTCGCTCGTGCTACCAGAGGAGGGTTCGTGAGAACCAAGTTCCGCCATCTTTTCCTGTGTAGCGGATTCTTTTTTATCAGCCTCTTGAGCTTTTTTAAGCAACTCATCGGCATTTACAACAGCATAAGCCTTTTTAATGTCGTTCATAATATCCTCAACGTCAAATTGTTTTGAATCTATTTTGTTGAAATATTCTTTAACGGCATCAAGTTTTTGCTTATCAGCCAAATCCTTGAATTGCTCAGAAGCCTTAGCAAAAGCCTTATCAACATTTTTCTGTCTAATTTGTTCGTAAACTCCCTTTTCTTCGTCTTGTTTCTTTTTTTCTAATCTATCTAATTCCTTACGGAGAGCCGATACCTTTTTTAAGACATCTTCCGGCGATTCGGTGGGTTGTTTGTTTTCATCATTTTCGGTTCCATTTTCCGAACCATCTAATACATTTTGATTTTTATTTTCATCCATATTTTTTTGACACGGCGACTGTCATTGTTAAACGCCCGAAGGTATAACAATAACGAGGCGACCGTTATTGAAAATTTTTTTACGCCCTTTGATTTTATTATTATTCATTCCTCATTAAAAGTCAAACAATTTTTACTCTTTTAATCTTTGGGATTTTAACATTACTCATTTTGGTAGCAGACAACTTAATTGGTGATATTTTTACCCCTTGAAATTTAACAGCTCCAATTTTAACTTTTGGAACTTTGGTTGTAACACCACCAATAGAAACCTTCGCAAATTTAACTTGCGATGGTTTAGATGTCTGAAATTTTATTTGTTTAATAAAATTTTGAGCCATAACTATTTAATTTTCTTTACCGAAACCCTTTTAAATGTTGGTTTTTTAGAACCAACTGATTTTTTTGTATCCTTTTTCAGGAGTTTATCTTTTAACGCTCTACTTCCTGGCATTTTTTCTTTTTTTTGTTTTAGTCGACCTTTGTAATTTTGGATTGCTATTGTTTTCAATCTTGTAAAGCAACCTCATCTGAGCAACTGCCTTTTTTCTGCTGTCGTGTGTTCCTTTGACCTTGCCAGTGTCTTTATTGATTGTAAGATATTTGTCTCCTCTTTTTATAATACTATACGGCATTTTTTAATTTATTTAACTCTTCGACGCCCTTTAATCCCAAGTTCTCATTAAACACTAAATCATTTTTACGACCACTAACTCTTTCTGCTTTTAATTTTGATAACAGGTCAGATATTTCAGCAACCCTTCCATTGATAAAATTTTGCTCATCTATTGTTTTTCCATATAAAGAACTGGTAAGAACATATTTTTTAGTTTTAAGATATCTCTCAAATTTTGATTTGTTAAAAATCTCTATTTCATTAATGATGTCAGTTTCTGCTGGAATGTAAATGTCCTTATTCAAAACCTCAGAAAACAATTTAAACAATTTTGGTTCTGGTATTCTTTTTAAGATAAATTTAATTAAACTAATCATATTACATTGACTGTGGTTCTTGACCAATGTTATTTGTTTGAGCGGTAGTTAATCCACCTTGTGCGCCATTAGCTTGTCCTCTTAACTGAGAAAGCAAATTATTTAAAATGCTACCACTTTGTCCTGTGATTCCGGTTGAATTCATTGCCATACCCAAAGGATTATTTTGCTGTTGTGGTAATTGTTGTTGTAATTGTTGTTGTAATTGTTGCGGTAATTGTGACAATTCAACATCTTTAATCCTTGAAAAGATTTGCGGAACAAGTTCATCTTTTGCCCAATCAGAAGGTGATTCTCCTATAACCTCCAAATATCTAGCAAATGCTTTGAAGGGGTCTATAATTTGACCAAATGCTTGAAGCATAAAACTTGTTTTTTCTTGGAAAAGGGCCTGTTTTAATTCGTTGCTATCTTCTTGTTCAAGGAGAATGTCTTCAATAATGAAATCTAATTCTTTTAAGGCATCTGCTGAAACTTCTATAATTTGTGTTTGTCCAGAGACCTTTGATAAACTTTCTTCTTCACCAAAAAGGACTCCTGGCGGCGCAACACTTTTTACAATCCTAATAATTAAATTACCGATTCCACCTCTTGTAAGATTTATTCCACTAAGGGTTAATGTTTTGATTATCCTTTCGTCAACTGATTTGTTTAATTTGTCATAAGAATAAAATTGTAGAGCTGTTTTTACAACAAGTTCGTATTCTTGTCTGATAAGATACCAGAGCATTAAAACTATTGAACTTAAAACCTGGAATCTTATTTGTTCTTGTATTCTCCTTTCGGTTGCTGTTTTTGGTTGAATGGAAGAAGACTCCGGTAAAAGCGTTCTTCCTGTTTGGGCCTGAACAATTCCAGAAAGATAATTTAAAGTTGAGAAAAATTGCGGCGATGCTGGATTAATAGTTAATTCTTTATAGGCGTTAATGTCGGTAACTGGAATAATTTGATTAGCCCCAAATTTAATATCTTTCTTTTCAATGTCTTCTGAAAGAATTGGCGGAGAAATTTCTTTCATTTCTCTTTCCAAAAGAAGTTCCATCATTGAGTTTAAGAAAGCATCGGGATCTTTTAATTTAAATGGCAAAGATAGACCATAAAAGAATTTCTCGTCAATTGGTTCAAATATACTAGAAACAAAAGGAAGTTTTTTGTGATTAAATGGAATTGGTGAATGTGTTAGTTTTTTCTTGTAAGAGATTGGATTTAAATAAACACCATTAGCGATAATGTCAAATCTATCCTCTGGTTCGTTGTAGTAAGAAAGAACAACAACTTTTTCAAGCATCGTTTGGTCTCCGCCTAAAAGTTTCAAAAACAAACTATCAGCCATTAGTTGGTTTCCAGTGTGGACAAATTTTGAATTTGGATAATTAGTGTATTTTCTCTTGAAGTCATCTAATGTAAGAATATCAGAAATAATCAATTCTTCTTGTTTTTGTATATTTCTTTCCCATATTTTTGGAATAAAAACATTTTCAAGGGGAACAATTCTTGTAACAACATCGTTGATTTTTTTAATGTCAAGTTCCTCAATGTCAAATTCCCCTGTTTCTGGGTCAAAGCCCTTAATGTTTTTTATTTTTCTTTTTCCATAATCAAAACCTATATTTACAACAACTGTTCCGTTAACAATAGCGTAAAGAAGCTGCCAGAATTTTTCTATTTTATCAATTGAATTAACACGCCATTTTTGGTAAATAGCATCTAAGAATTTCTGCCAATAAATTAAATTATTATTAAAGTTTGGCAAATTTCTTGGTTTTATTTTAAGTGCTGTAATTGTTGAAAGAATTTCCAAAGATGCTCTTCTAGCTTCGCCAACATAAATTTCAAAATCTGTTTTTTGCTTATCATTATTATCTTCATCATCGTTTGAAGTTCCAGAATTCATATAAAAAATGTCTCTTGACTGAGTAAGATATTCTAAAAGGTTTAATCCTCTAAATTGCCTTCTTGGTAAAAAATGATAATTTCTCCAAGTGTAATATTTTTTATAAACTTCTTGAATTGTATCAAGTTCGAATTGACCTGGTTTATAAACGTCTTCTAATTTTATATTATTTTCCATTTTTTTAAATTAATTTTAAACCTTTTTTTAAAAAAATTCAAATGTCTATAACCTTACCCTTTTTCCATTTTTTCAGTCTATTTGATTGTTCTTTATCAGAGATAAATTTAAAACCGACCGAAATTTGTTTGTTAATATTTTTCAATCTTACTTCCCACGGGTATTCATAAAATTGGCTCAATGTAAATGTATCAATTCCATATCCCTTATAAGCAATATGATAAAGACCACCAGGATACAAATAAATTTTTAATTTTTCCCCGTAAATGTCTTTTAATTTTTTAAAGAATTTCTCTAACTCTATTTTCATTTTTTAGTATTTTTAGCAATATTTTTAGCAATATTTTTAGCAAGTCGCCTGTAAATATTTTTTATCACATCATCGTATTCTCTTGTGCCACCACTTTCATTATAATCGTCTCTCAACATCCTTGCAAAGTTATAAGCAAAGTTTTCAAATGCCGCTCGCATATCAGCAATTTCTGGAGTGTGAACTGGTTTTAAAATTGTATCTTTTGAAGTTCCTGTCCTTACAGTTGTAGCATATCTTGAATTTGCTATAGCATTGTAAATTGCCATTGCTCCATCTGATTCTGAATTAAATATCGTTCTTGGCAAAATTAAAGAAGTTGCATGTCTTCTCGCTTGATGACTCAATCCATCTCCTTTAGCAAGAAAACGAATTCCATACTTTCTAAATAAAGACTCAATTGAGTATGGTTTTTTATCTCCCTCTATAAAAACATTTTTTTGTTTATGTGCTACCTCTCCAAAAACCCATTTTGGACTTACCCTCCAAGAACGGATTTTATTCAACATATTCTTAACATAATCAACCTGATACCAGTCCTCTATATACTCTAAATCAATATTTAAAAAAGGCAAGTAAAAAGAAGGAGAAACACCAGAGTAAATAAAGGCATCTAAAACCAAAACATTTTTTCCGTCAAACTGCTCCCAAACAATTACAGTTTTGTCTTGCTGTCCCCAGTCAAAAGAAGCGTAAAGCGGTAATTTTGGATTAAATTGAAGTGGCATTAATTTTGATTGAGAAATTTCAGGATAGTATTGACTTTTAGGTGAAGGCATATAAGAAGGTTCAAATTCTTTTAAAACCTCCGGGTCAAGTTCTGCTTTCTTTTTCATTTCCTCAAACCAAACATCATCTTTAAAAGGATTGTCCTTCCAAGTGAAAGAAAGCCTGTCTCCTTTTTCTTCACACATCTTGCTGAACATATTAAATTTGATATCTGCTTTTGTTGTCGAAACAAAAACCTTAACCTTAGAAACAGTTTGTAAAGATTTCCAAATGTCTAAGAAATTCTCTAAAGCGAAACACTCATCAATAAAAACAAAATTGTATCTTCTTGACCTTCCTGCTGAAGAAGAAGACGAAGAACCAACAATGGAAGTTCCAACATTTGGATTAATAATTTTAAGTTTCATATCAGTTCCCGTTCCCTTTCCAGAGCCCTTAGGAATGTATCCAGGAGGCTTTAACCAAGAAGGCAAAGATTTTATTCCCCACCTAAATTTTCCAAAAATCGTATTATCTGGAATTGCTGTTCCGTCATCTACTTCTTCCTCTCTGCGTGAAATAACATAAGCAGACCAGCCAGGCTTAAAAAGCCAGCGCCATAAAATATACCAAACAAGAAGCCAAGTAAGACCCATTTCTCTTGGCTTATCAAAAAGAATTTCGTGTTCAAAATCATCATTTTCTGCTTCAAGCATTTTAATTAAAGCCTTTTTCTGATACTCAAATAAAAAGAATGGAACAACTTTATTATTCAAAGGCTTCTGAATAATCCAGCCGAAAGTTTCTATAAACTCCAGCGGGTTTGTTGCGTAAAGGTCTAATAAGACATTATTCCTATAAAGCTCGTTAGATTCTAATTCTTTTAAAACATTAACCCTTACTTGAAGTTTTTTAAAATACTCCTCAGATTCGTAGTATTTTTTTATAAGCTCTATCCTCATTGTTCTTGATTTTGCTTAAGCCAATCAACAACAGCGGTTTCTAAATCTTTAAGATTGGAATTATAAACATTGATTTTATTAAAGACATTCGTCCCGCCCCATTTAAATCCCTTTGGCGGCTTTAAAGCCAAAATAGAAGCAATGTCTTTGAGAACTTTAATTTTGGATTCAATTGAAAGTTGTTTATAATCTTTAACAAGAATAGTTTTAGATGCCTTATCAAAAAAATCAACCAACCTACCAACAGCATTCATATATTTTTCCTCATCAGAAGAAACCTGAACGCTTTGAGTATGTTTTCCTTCAACTAAAACCTGATTATCCGGTTGAATAGTCGGTATCTGGCTCTGTGGAAGATTCTTTACAACAAACCTTCTAACAATAGTATTAAGAGGAGGATTTTTCTCAGCAAACTCCACCATTTTATCTGTAGTATAAGACGGATTATTTTTCAAAAAATTAGCCAAATTCCTGATAAAAGAAGCACACCTCGGAGCAAAACCCATAGGATTATCCTCATCTAATTGAACAGTTTTTAAGAACCATTTCCCGTCAGGGTCGTTCTTCAATTTCTCCAAAGTCGCTTTATTATATTTAAAATATCCATTAACAGAAATCAAAGATAAGACTTTGAATATTTTTAGGAAATCGTCCTCTGTAAGGTTTTTAAAAAAAGGGAACCAGAAAGTCCTTATCTCTCCGGGTTTTTTAATATTTGACATATCTTGATTATACAAGATATAAAAAGAAAATGAAAGGGTGTGTGGTATGGTTATTTGATTTTGGTTGTAATATGGCGGGGGGGATACAACGCCAAAAATTGAAACAACCCCGCACACCCCCCTGTCCATTATATGATAAAAAAGGACGGGGCTATTTTTCAAGCCCCGCAATTATTGCCTTTAATTCATCCTCATTGTCCCGTCTAATAAATGCTGGAATATCCACCCATTCCCACCCCTTACCATTTACACTTTCAACCTCATCAAGCACTGCTTTTAATTCTTCTTTTGTTAATTTCATATTTTTAATTATTTTTAAATCGACCTTTATAATCTATATACAACCAGAGCCTGTAAATAACTGTTTCTTTTAAAAAATAAAGAAAGAGAGCGAGGACAAAGCCCCGCCCTCGTTTTAATTAAACATTTTAATTAAAAATGACCTCATATTTATTTAAAAACCCGTTTTTACTTTTTATTGCTTTAACTTCTCCGCCTAATGCCTCAATAATTTTAAACATTTGCTCGATACCAGTTGCTCCATTAGCATAAACACTTATGCCGTCTTGATTTTTGCTAACAATAAGTCCATAAATTCCGCCTCCCTTGTCATTATATGTTTTGTCTGATTTTTTTAATTCTTCTATTTCTTTTTCTGCTAACTTTTCTAATTCCTGTTTAAAATCATTATTCAACCACCTGCCAAAACAAACCCCCGCCATATCATACCCACCACCACTGCAACTTGCCGCCAACTGACCGTTAACATACAACCTAACGTATAAACCACCATAACCGCCCTTGCCTCTATTAGTTGTTTTTATTTCGCAAAAATAATTTTTCATGGTTTTTGATTATTTTTTAAACCGACCTTTAACTATAATACAGACCAACTAATAACTACTTTTACTTTTAAAAAAAAAACTAAATAAAAGAGAGAGCGAGAGTTAGTCTCGCCCCCCAAAAACTGCATCATAAAATTTGCAACTGTCAAAATTATTGTAATGTTCCCGAAAATAACGCTCAAAATATTCATAAATTGTCCATTTTTCTGTTTCTGTTAGATTAAGTTCTTTGAAAATTCTGTTCAAAATTGAAGCGATTGTTTGAAAATGTTTTTTTGTCATAGTTTTTTATTTTTTTTAACGACCTTTTATACCTATAATACAACCACACTAAATGCTGTTTTTTGATTTCTTTTTAAAATAAAGAAAGAGAGAGCGAGAGAGTTTACCTTCCCGCCCCTAAAATTACAAAACTTTTGCTTTTTGATTTGCTTTTTGAAAGGATAAATCAAGCACGCCATCTTACATTATTATTTTAAATGCTTCACCACGTTCAAAAAGAATAACTAATTTATAATACCATCCCTTTTTTGATATTTTAACAGCGGTTATATTTTCCCTGCTGTTTATTTTTTGTGTTTCTATTTTCAATTCTTTTGTGTCTATTTCACGCCAGAAACTATCCCAATCACTATCCTTGCGAGTGTCAATTATTTCGCCTCTTTCGCACCACCAATTTAAAATGTCTTTTTTTGTTTTTGGCATATTGTTTTTTTGTTTTTTTTATATAGCGACCTTATTTATTTTCCTCAATCACCCCCAACAACCACCCACCACCAACCACCCCAATAAACAACCAACATACAACCATTCACCACACCAACACCTATAACTAACCGCCTCAATAAACATTAATAAACATTCAATTCTATTACTAATCAATATAAATCTTCCTCTCCCCGCCTTCTGTAAACATAAAATCATTTGCGATGATTGTTTCCCTTACCGCCTCATCGCTTACAAGATATTCATATTCTTTTTCTAAATCATTGTATATCTTATTACCTAATTCTTTTCTTTCTTCTTCTTCTATCCATTTAACCATTTCTTCTAATTGCTCATATGCTTTATCCGATAAATCATAGCCCTCATAATCTACATCCGTGCTTGTGGAGTAGTAATCACTACGCCTGTGCGTTATCCTAATCAAAACATCAGCACCATTATTGTATTCATTTAAGAGTTTTTTAAACCTATTACTTGCTTTATGTGCTTTTATCCATTTTGGTATATTAACCGATGCTTCAAAACAAGCACCGTCGCCTTGACGATAAAATCCACTAAAATAAATCTTTACATCATCATATCCCAGTTTTTCAAGTTCTTCTTTCCAGATTAACATAATCCCCTCATACCAATCATCAAAATCAATGTTTATGCCCCGATACTCTTCTAAAACCTTTTCTTTTACTTCATCCGACAATTCATCAAAAGTATACAATTTTACTTTTATTGTTTTTACTATCATATTTTATTGTTTTTTTTATTATTTAACCGACCTTTTTAATTTATTTTTGTTTTATTTTCTTGTTTCTCTTCATTTATACTATTAATACAACCACAACCACCGAGCTTAATCATCTTCCCAAAATACGGCGTGCGTAGCGTTGAGAGCAAGGTAATAGTGTCCATTGCCACAATCTTTATATTCTTCGCTATAAAAAGCCTTATTTGCTTCAGCGTCATAATAAAAAGATACATCATAGATAACTCTTATACTGCCACTTTCATACTTTTCCTTATGTTTTAGCGCACTCTTTATTTCTGCCAAAATAACTTCATTTTGTCTCCCAAAATACATTTTTTTTATTTTCAATGGACTGCTCAAATACCAAATGATAGTTTTATTCAATCTTTTGTCTATTGCTTCAATTTCCTTGCTAATTCTTTCTTTCCAGTCATCGTATTTTTCATTCGGTAAAGATGGACTTCTGTCAATTTCAACCGCCCTGCATATATTTTGGTAGCCAATATCTAACGCCGCTTCAATGTCCTGCCTAATATCCGTCCATAGACCGCTTTCTGTTAGCATATTTAGCGCCCTTTCTAAACTTTTACGCCACTTTATAGCTTTGTCCGCCTCTTCAGGAACTTGAACCTCAATTTTTTGCCAGTTTTCCTGCCAAGAAAAGAACTTTTTTCCCCACTTTCTTAACCCTTTTTCAAAGAAAAACAAAAAATAGCCCCCATTTAACACTCTTTTCTTTTCTTTTGCACCATTAGTATAAACTATCGTGGCTTTTAATGTTTTATTTTCAGGCAATAATGCCAAATCTTTTATGTTATTTAATGTTATTTTTTTCATTTTAATTTTTAGTTTTTTTCCGACCTTTAATAATAATACAATCAATTTTTAGGCTATTTTAACCTCTATTCCTACCGCCAAAAGAGAGTAAATTCATCGCACTACGCTTTCTATAACGCTAACAATTACATAAGCGATTTTAATTGCTAAAGCAGTAAATATAAGTTTTAGCCAAAATTCGGTTTTCATTTTATTTTTGTTTAAATTTTGCCGACCTTTGCATCCTTCTATAAACTGCCGACTTGTCTATGTTTAATTGCTTTGCTAAATAAGTAAGCTGTTTCCCATCTATTGACGCTCACTTGTTTTTGACCACAATACGGACAAATAAACCAACCCTCACCAAACTTTTCTATTTCTTTTATTTCATTTGCCATATTTTTAATTTTTGAGTTTTTATTATTTTTTAACGACCTTTTATTTAACATTTAATCTTCCTAACAAAAATCCAAACAACAAAAAACCAGACAGTTTAACCATTAAATAATCATTTTTGCCAAGACCAACAACCAAATCCTGTTTAAACCAGCCAAATTTTTTATTTTTAACTTTTGTTCTAAACAACCTTATTTTGTTTTTATTTTTTTCCCAAAAACTAAATTTAATCGCATCATAATTAACACAATCAATATCCAAATTTTTCATTAAATTAGGGATTTTCATAGTTTTTGTGTTTTTATAAATTTTTAAGCGACCCTTAATCTTCCCCAAACCTATCTTGGTAATTTTTTTCACCATAAAATTCTCGGTATAGTTTTTTGTATTCTTCTAATTCTTCGTCTGTCATCCATTCCGTTACCTCAAAATCGCCTTTTTCTAAAAATCTGTTTATTGCCCCATCTTCTATCTCGCTTATTCTCTTAAAAAGAATATCCTCTGGTAAATCTTCAGTTTCCGTTTCGGTGTCTTCTATATCCTCATAATCTCCTTCAACTTCTTCCAAAGAAACCACTCTGACTTCACCAATTTCGTGTTCGTGTTCATTAGCGTATCTATCAGCTTCCTTTAAACTATCAAAAATTCTAATGCTTCCGTCTCCATTCTTAACAAAATCAATACAATCATCGTTGTTTTTCCAATAAATTACTCCAAACATAGTTTTATTTTTTTTTAATTGCGACCTTTATACCCTTAATACAAACAAAAAACCGCATAATTAGCGGTTGTTATTATTCATACTTTTTGCGGGGAGAGAGCGGGGGGAGTTAATTACAAATTCTCCCAAAAATATGGGTCACTGTCTATCCACTCCTGCGTCTCTTGCGGGTAGAGTTCAAAGTAAGCACCGATGAGTTTCATCGGCGAATCAGGGTATAAAAATACCGCCTCAGTTTTTTTGCCGTATTTTAAAAGCCTTGCCGGGTCAACTGGCTTACAGTAACCCTGCGGAAGCTTAATCACAATAAAAGCCTTATTCTTTTTAGCTTGTTCTACAAATTCTTGACGGAGGTTAATCCAGGCTTTATTTTCGCTCCAATGTGTTGGTTTATTAAATTGTTTAATTACGATTTTCATTTTTTCCGATGTTTATACTTTCGTGTAAACAACTCCCCGTCGACTTTTATAATTTTATGTGTAGCGGGGCAGTCCTTAATTTTCTGATTCACTTCTTTTGCCTCTCGCCGTGAAGCATAAACCCCGCAAAGTAGCGGCTCTTTAGAAGAACAACAAAGTAAAGCGTAATAGTTTTTAAATTTTATATTTTTCATTTTATTACCTCTAACTTCCGAGTTGCTACTTTTAACGCCCTTTCTTTGTTCCAGACAACTGTTTTTCCACATTCAACACATATACCAACCCCATCAACAGTTCCTATGAATTTTCGGCAATGATGTTGGTGTTTTATTTGCGGACAAGATTTATTAGTTTTTATTTTCTTTTTCATTGTTTTTTTTAGTTGACCATCAAAGAGAAATTAAAAAATCTAAATCAAAACTACCACCATCATTAGAATTTTTGTCTAATTGATGAATAAGTGTTTTTGTGCCGTCCTTATCATACTTCCAAAATTGCACAACCCAATTAGAACCACCATTGGCGATCTCCCAACTTACGAAATATCTTGTTTTCTTTATTTTTTCTTTTTTCATAGTTTTAATTATTTTTTCCGACCTTTTTGTTTTAATAAATCTTCATATTTCTTTTTATAAATCTTCGCAACTTCATCTAATTCTTGTTTAGTAAATTGTTTCGTCTCTCGAGCTTTTTTCCAAAGTTCTTCT